GAGTATTGACCAGGTACCAAACGTGCAACACCTGCAGCGTTATGGAATTCTTTAACACCCTTAGTTCCTGGATCTGTAGTAGCAGGCCAGATTTTAAATTTCCACTCACCACCTTCTTTGTAAGAAAGGGTCAAGTGGTCGTCAAATACGTTAGTTACTTTAGTACCAGTAGAAGAGTTACGTACACCAATGATGTTTACGTTAAATTCTCCATTCTCAAAGTACTTATAACCTTTGGCTTTCATAGCAGCCTCAATTTGTTCTCTTGTGTAACTCATAGTTTATAGTTTATAATTTATAGTAAATAGTAAATTAATCTTTGCTAGGTGCTTCTGGCTTCTTCATGATTTTCTCGGCACTTGTAAGCCCAAGAGTGCCGAAAGCAAGCAATGCAACTGCATCCACTAAAGGAGTAGAAGGCGCAAAGTGTGCTTCAGTGAATGAGTTAGCGTACAATGTAGCGCATAGAGTTAATGTGCATAATAATCCGCACAAGCGTTTCATGGAGACAGAACCCTTCTCATCTTTGAAGAGTCCGCCAATAAAGTTTAATAGTTTCATAAAATTTTTATAGTTACCTTTTTTTATTTCTTAAAAATTTAATAATGTCTTCTATGGCCCACTTAGAAAGTAGGACAGTGAGAAAAACAGTTAAACTCACCAGCACAGTGATATCTGAAAGGATGTTCAAAGCAACTTCGGACTTTCATAAACGGTACTTAGGTGAGAAAAGGTTGGTTATGGGCAAAGATAAAACTTTAAAAAAATAAGTCAACTGCTTAACTATAAAACAAAAACCCCCAGATTTCTCTGAGGGTTTCAATAAATTACTTAATACTCTTTAATACTGATTAAAGTACTTCTGCGTCTGAAATTGGATAGACAGGGGTCTCATCAGACTCAGTAGCAATGTGCTCGTAGGTCTCCAAGTTAATTTGACCTTTACCGTAGGTCTCTTCAATCTTCTTGAAGAACTCAGTTTGCTCTTTGCTTACTTCTTTCATTACGTCCATTACTTGAGTCTTTACAGACTCCAAGTCAGACAATTGAAGTTCAATTTTACCCAAGTCCATAATTACGTTCTGGGTTTTTTGTTGGAAGCCTTTGATTGCTTCGATTTCTTGTTCGGTTAACTTAGTTGCCATAATATTGATTTAGTTGGTTTATACAAATATAATTCCTTTTGCTAGATTAATGACAATTTGTCTACGAGATTAAGCTTTTACTAAGCCCAATTCTGCGATAGCCCAATCAGAAATTACTGAATCATCAGTACCCCAAGTAGACACAATTGCTTCAGGAACGCTTAAGTTACCTTCTGTCAAAGTGGCACCTACGCTTACTACTTCTTCCCCTTCAGAGTCAGTGCTAGTAGTTTCACCTTTAATAGCCCAATACAAAGAAATAGTGCTAGGAAAAAGAGAGAAAGAAAGAACAGTTAAGTCTAAGTACTCACCAGTACCTTTACCAGGTACGTTTACGGAATTAATTTTTGTTGCCATAGGTATAAAAGAATTATATAATATTTATTTTACAGTTTAAATTTATAAAAATAAGTCAAGCACTAATTACACCGAACGAAGGTCAAAGTAAAGATAAGAAACGGCCAACAGCATACAAAAAGCCACGGCAGCAACAGGATTTTTACGGAATTCTGAAAAATTAACAGGAAGGGGATTAGCGGATATTTTCTTAGTCGCATTCATTTGCTATATAAATTAAAGTTGTATTATTTTTCTTTTGACCATTCAAACGATTGGTAATTGTACTATAAGCAATTCCGAGTTCTTTGGCCGCCTCTTTGACTGAACCCCACACTCTATTTGTTTTTGTACACATGACTTTTTTTGCCAAAGGATTAGCACTCCCAAACTTCCCCCAATTTGGGTTTCTTTCTCCAACCATCAGACCTTTGTGTCCTTCGCTGATATTTTTTCTTGCTTGGTCACTCATCTTTTTGCCACGCATTGGATGATTTGCAATTAGCCATTGACGAGTTTTTTCAATTCCTACGAGTGGCATTTTTCTTCCAGTCATATATTCACGCCTTTTTTGTTTGAACTCTTCAGACATCTTAATGCCCTTAAGCCGAATACTTTGTTTTTCCCTTACTTCATCCGTGACTATACGCCCCGGATTCCCTTCACCGCCATCAGTTAAATTGCACAATGTACCCTCACCCTTATCACTTCTACCATATAATTTAATAAATTCAATTTCTTTTTCTTTAGCCTCATCTAATGAAATATCCATCAAAACAATTTGAACTTTATAGTCAGTTTTTGCCACAATGTTAAACCACTTTTGATTCCTACGATGTTTATTGTATGCTCTGATAAATTTTTCATCGCTTCCAATACCAATATAGAATGGCACATTTTTATCAATTCTAATATGTCGATATAGGTAAGCCATTATTTTACGGGAAGAGCATTGGGTTTTACTTTCGGTGTTGTCATATCGGGAATGGTGGGGTTATAACTTCAAATTGTGTTGGTTGCCCTAAAATTGGAAGCAAAGAACCATCGTATATAATGTACCAAAATTGTGGTGTGTTCAATTCTGCAAACTGATAATCGCACCAATTTTGTGTAATATCATCAGGGGCGACGGGAATGCCGTAGTAAGCATCAGACAACTCACGAGCGTTGATTGCTTCTTGTTCGGTTTTAAATATATATCCAAGCATTATTATATAGCGTAAAAATTCTTAATATTAGTATTAATTGCTGAATTATTAGACACTTGATTTGTAGAATAAAATACAAATTCACTAATGTTGGCGTTTGCAAATGAAGTTGTACCCTTCCCTAAATTGAAAAAACTTTCAGTATTTGCAATTGTACTTAATTTGCCAGTTGCAGTTAAAACATTTGTATTATTTACATCTATAAAATCAGTTGTGCTATTTTTATACAATGTTAATAGTCGTAAAGATGTAGATGCTGTTATTGATTGTGTTAAATTATTAGTTACTTGAGATGTTCCAAATCGTGCATTAATTAAATTTTGTGCTAATGCTAAAAAAACCTGCCCCCAACTACCTGTTTCAGTAAAGTGATAAATACATTTAATTTCATTAGCAATAGATGTGTCCGTTGTTTGAACAACAGTATAAAAATGCAAGTTGGATAACCCATTCACCACAACGGTATTGGGCGATTGTAATGAATCATTAGCACCGTCAAATTTTGCACAAGGTTTTCCATTCTGCAAAAGTACACTTCCACTACTAACAATTTGAGGTTGATTTATAGCTGTTGTTTGCGTTGCATTTTTGCCGTTTCCACTTTGATCATACCAAGTTGTCACAAACCCATTATCTAATGCACCTGATCCCGTAAATGCAAGTAATGCGGTCGTATCTAATGCTCCCGATAAATTAAACCCAATATCCGCTTCAGCGTTATCACTTGATCTTCTTACTTTAATAGCACTATTTGTGTACGCTGCGGTTAATTGTCGCAAGGAATAAGCAACAGCAGCGTTTGGGTAGATATCAAGTAATCCCTCAAATGTTGCCCGACTACCAATTAGCCCCAACTGTGTAGGCAATTGCCCGGCAACCAACTTGTCACCAAACAACTTCTCATTAAAGCCACGCATTATCCCGAAGTCAGGCATCTCAATAATCTCCTTTTACTGCGAATATATTAACTCCAGCCGTGATGGCAACCGTTGTCCCCACTTTTACCACTTGACCTGCTTTCAACTGCAAATCAGAGTAAGCAGTCACAGCCCTTTGTGATGTCTGCGTAGTTGATGCGGTAATACCACTTAAAACAACTTCATCAAACAACTTGAAATTTGCACCACTTGAATCACTAATAAAGATTAGCACCAAAGTTCCTGCATTTGTTCCAGCAACCTTTGCCCCAATCTGCGTGATTTTCGTGCCGTTTGTTGCAGCAGTTAAAAGCGTGACGGTGTTTGTCATCGTTGCACCTGTTCGGTCGGTCGTTGCACCTGTTACCGTTGCGAATGCAAGTTCTGGTGATAGTGCGAATATGGGTGATGTATTTGCTGCCATTTTAGTAGTTATAAAATAAGTATAAATCCCCACCCGTTGAAGGTGGAATGTTTAAGTTTGTCAAATTAGAACCGTCAACGGCTGGAAGTTTAGCAGATGCATCCAACTGAACCAATTGAGATGCTCCGTTGAATGTGTTTCCTTGCTTTGTAACGGCAGATGATAACCGTGAATCACTCAATGTACCACTTGCGATATTTGATGCGTTTGTGGTGTCTACATCGACAACATTGCTCAACCCCACTTGTGCTTTTGTGGTGGCGTGTGGGTTGCTTGTATTGGATGTGTGTGATGTAAGGGTTGAAAGGTTTGCGGTGATCTGTGCCTGTAACTTTCCGAACGCACTCAACACGGTATCAGTTGCAGAAATCACGGCATTGGTTGCCAATGACAAACCGGTCAACACAACTGCTCTAACTCTCGCTGCGGTGAAATACTCGTTTGTTCCCTCGCTTATGTCCGTTGTTGTCAATACAACTGCACCCGTCTTTGTGTTTACGGATTGGACATTACCAGCAGCATCTATTGTTAATGTATTTGAGGAGTCATTATAAGTCAGAGTAACATTAGCCCCTGCTAATAACATCTGTGCTACTCTATCATCTACTCGTTCGTTTGTAAAGTAAAGATTAGTTACTTCAGGTATATCAGCAGTAGTTACTGCTTTGTTTTGCCACTTAGACAAGGTAGAGTTATAGCTAAGTAAATTATTGTTAGCTAAGGAAGAAATTTGGACATCGTCTAGCGCAGTTAATAGTTCCTCCCCTGTAACTAGATTTCCTCCAAAAGTAACACCATCGCCAATATAAACTTTCTTCGTGTCTATTACATAGATAATCTCCCCTTGTGCGAACACAATGGGCATCCTATCTATTTCTAATCCACGTCTTAGTTTAATTGCCATAATACAAATATAATATATTTATTAAAAATTGCCACCATCAAAACTAAAACCTCCTCCAGGAACTAAAAAAGTACCTCCGTCTATCTCTAGTACTCCTGTACTTGCATCATTGGTAGTTGTGTTAATCCATAGATCTAAGGCTGCATCGTATACTAGTACTTGTCCGTTGGTAGGAGAAGACAAAGAGACGTCGTCTAGGGCGGCTAATTGAGAAACTCCTACTGCATCTTGCTTAAGGTCTTCTAAAGAGTACTTAACTGTTTTATTAGTAATCTCAGAGACTCCTAGTATATGTGTAGGGAGTTCTTCTGGTAAGGCTGATATTCTAACAACAGTTCCTGGTATGTGAGTTGTTTGGCTCATATGGCGATGTATTCTCCTTGTTCAGTTATTAATGCGATTTTTTCTATTCTTCCAGAAGGCAATCTATTATCACAGAATAATAACTTGTAGTCTGGATGTTTTTCTTGAAATCTAATACTTCCGTTAGGAAGACTGCTATCTCTAAGTAAAGTTGTCTTAAAAGAAACTGTTATAGGTAGTCCTCTAAAGGTTATTACGTCCTCTTCTAGAGAGTATACGTTAGTTAGTAGACTAGATTCTTTTTTTAGTATTAGTGCATCCTGTGGATTTATATAAGCATAAACGGAATAAGCATCAAAAATTTTTTGAATTAACTCTTCTGCATATCCATTTTGACTCCACATAATATGTTATATCGTTACTACCTCTACGTTAGATGGATAGATTGCCTCCAGTGCTGACTCAACGGCATTAACGAGCAAAGTTTCTGCTGCCAATGTTTCGTAATCCGCAACCGATAATTCCAAGTTTGAAAAAGTGGTGTTAAAATCTTCAATGCCTTGAATCGGGGCTTTGCCTTCTGCCAATGCTTGTACACTTGCAAAAACAAAGGTTGCGATTTGGGCGGGGATGATTCCGTCTTTTTGTGATTTGTTATCCGAATATCCTTCGGCAATAACAACAACCGATCCACTTGGGATGCTTAATCCCGATGTCAAATTTACGGGGGTGTTAATTTGTATAAGTTTCATATTTTTATGTATAAATAAATCTTGTTGTGTTTGGCATTTGTCCGTTCAATCTTGACCTCAATGTTGATTGTGTTATGTTATACAAGTCGCTTACTTCTTTTGCACAAGAATAGTAAACTCCAGTATATGTGTCTAAAACAATCTTTGCTTTTGGCGCACCTCCATAAGAACGAATTTTTGATAACTTGTTTTTTGTTTCTTGTGATACAATTGTTCCTTTTTTTGCTTGACTTAATTTTGGGAATTTTTTGCCAATTTTACTTAAACCCATTTTATTCTTACTTTCATCCGAATGTTTCTTGCCAAAGAAGGCATTTTTTTCACCCCATAAATCACGATTCCTTGCACCTTGTCTAATTGCTTCTAATGCTGCACCTGTGTATATTCTACCCTTAGAACTTGATGCGGTTGGGCATAGATTACAACACCATTGATTCCCAAAATGCTCATCAATATATCTTTGTTCAAGAAAGTCCAAATGTTCATTTCTGCAATGTACAATAATTTCAAATTTGAACATTCCGTATTTGTTTACGATGGCTTGAATCTTTGGATTTCTATGTTTGTTTTTAGACGCTGATTCTTTGTGAGTGCCTTTTCTACGCTGCAAATCAACGGCTTGACCATAATAATAATAATTATTATTGTCCCAATACAAACGATATATTCCACCTTTATTCATTAATGCAAATCTATCCAAGAACTTCCATTATACACACACAATTTCAATGTAGTTATGTCCATTACCATCAAACCCGTGGCAGGTGTTGCAATGGCGTTCTTTTGGGTTGTGGTCATTCGGGGTGGGAGGAATCCTTTGGTGGTGGAATCCGCTTGTAAAATTGCACTTGCTTGTACTGATGTTGTATTAATGTAAGCCCCACCAATACTCACTTCAATTGCTCTGAAATCTGCCGCAGCCGTCAAAGTTGGGTTGATGTACAAAGCTCTTGTGATTCCGTTTGCACCGCCCGTTTGGTTGATTGTTGGCGATGCGTTAATGACATTCAATATAGCCGTTCCGCTTGTTGGTGCAAAGGTAAATTGACCTAAAAATCCATCACGCTGTCCGCTTGTTACTACAGGCGTTGTTCCCGTAATTCCATAAACACTCGCTATTCCAAATTGAAATGGACTGCTCGCATTCACAAAATATAACGCTTGAATTGGACCAGTATAGTTTGCCACAGTTCCGCTAAGTGTTGTTATATTACCTGCCCCAATACTTATAGCCCCATTGTCTGCAATAGACATTAAAGTTGTCCCCGCACTATTCTGCACCAACAACGATGTTGTGGCTGATGTTGAGCCGCTGCCTTTGATTCCTAATCGTGCACCTAATGCCGTTGCCCCAATATTGACATTCTGACTTCCATCAATACGCATTGCTTCAGAACCATTCGCATAAAATGTAGGGAAGAAACCGCCACTTGATACAAAAAATCTAACTTCCCCACTTGTTGGCGTTACACTTATGGAACTACGAACAGTCCCACCAATGGCAAGTGCCAAAGCAGATGTGTGACTTCCACTTGTACCGCCACTTTGATTGATGTACAAACCATTTATACCAGTAGTTGTGTAATCTATATGAATAGGTGAAATTGGCGCATTAGTGCCAATTCCCAACCGCTTGTTTGTGTTATCCCAAAAGAATTTTGAAGCATCACTTGCAAACGCTGAACCATTGCTAAACTGAATCGCACCCGCAACACCCGATGGGTTGGCAGCAATAGTGATGTCACCACTCCCAAGCAAAGAAGTTGAGTTGATGGTTTTGATGTTTGTACCAGATACAAGTAAGTTTTGCTTAGTAGCCAAGGCAACTGTAGTAGCAATAGAGATAGGAAGGTTCTCTAACTTAATTTTCTTAGTTAAGTCGTTAGCTATATCTACTGTTACTAACAAGTCATTGCCTGTGGCGGTAACGAGTTCGGGAAAATCTGTTATTCTCATTTAGTTTAATTTTAGTTATACTTAAGTAGTATAGGTTCTAGTGTATGATGTTATAGCTGCTCCTTTAGCAAGAATTGGCATTAGGTTAGTTCTATCGTATAAGTTACCAGTTATGCTTCTTCCTGAAGAGTCACTTATAAGTACTCTAGCCTCTATCGTATATGTAGGCATTTCTATAGGTTGGTAACTTTGAGTTTGTATTACTTCCTGACTTTGACTTTTTATGGTGACAAAGGTTGGGCCAGATTGGCTTTCTATAATAGTCTCTAGGTAGGTCCCTTGCGTAGTTATAGTTAAGAAATCTTGACTCTGTAACTCTCCTTCGGCATAATTCCTTATTGCCTCTTCTACGTACTCGCCCGGAGCATAATTACTTTGGAATAGTATTGTATAGAAAGGCAATGAATTGTTTAGAGAAAGATAAGCCTCAATGTAAGTGTCTATGAATAGATTAAAGTCCTTTGGGTTTCTAATAGAATTGCCGGTCTTTACTGTAATTTTATTTAACGTTGAGTCTATTGTTATCTGAGGATGGATACTTCCAAACAAAGACAATTTTAACTTGGTTAAATCATTGCGATTTAAATGAATAGATTTAGGTTTATACCTAATAACTAGAGATATTAATTCCTCAACAAAGTTATTAGATATAGTATACTTAGTAGGCATCTACTAGACATTTACACAAATATAATAACTAATAGAATTAAATCAAGTAAAAGAAAAGCCCCCAAGGAGGTACTTAGGGGCAATTCGAGGGCCTTAATTTGGTAGAATTAAGTAGGTATACAAATATACCTAAAAAAGTTAACTTACCAAATTATTGTTGCACGTACTCAAAAGTATGTGGGTCTACTAGACCTTTACCATACTTCTGTTCCAATGCAGCAAAGAACTGGTTTTGCTCAGATACGATTTGAGACATGCCGTCTTTAACTTGCTCTTTTACATTAAGCAAGTCAGAGAGTTGAAGCTCAATCTTACCCAAGTCAATAATTACTTGGTGTACTTTCTTTTGGAAGTCTTGCAAAGAAGCTTTTTCTGCTTCGTCAAGAAGGATTCTAGTTTCGCTCATAATTAGGCAAGAACTCCAAGCATTTGTGCTTTAGAAAGGATTGTGAGTTGCTCGTGGTCCTTAATAAAGTTTTTCAAAGTTTCTACATCACTAGGATCTAAATCCAAGATTTCTCCTGCATGCAATTTCAAAGCCCAAGCCATGTACTTAAGTGCATCGCCTTTGTTAGAAGATACAAGCATCTGGGCAATGATTTTACCCATGTTAGATTCTTTGATTTCGTTACCGTCTAGGTCGGTAAGACATTTGTTCAAGTCAATTTTTTTGTTAGACATATAGGTTGGTTTTAATTTTAAATTGGTAATGCGACAAATCCTAACTGAGACAATGCCCAGTTAATTACATAACTATCATCGTTCCCCCAAGCAGCATACTCTTCTTGGTTCATAGTTATGTTGCCGTCTATCAAAGATGAGCCAGGTTTAGCAGTAACTACCTCATTAATAGTCTCTTCTACCTCTGACAAAATCTGCCAGTAGAACGTTACAGAACTAGGGTTCATGGGGAAGTTAAGCGCAACAATATTAAAGTATTTAGCAGTTCCTTTCGTTGGCACTACTACATCTTGTATCTTAATCATATTTCAAATATAATATCAAAAATTAAAAAGTGGTAATTTTATATGTAATATCTACACCATACAAGTTTGGATTAGTTATGTTAATGTCTAAGGTAGGACCTCCTGTAATAGTAAAGCTTAAAGGAGCAGTACTATCAGGGGTTGTTGTTTGAACATCTAACCAATAGTTAAACCCACCTGGAGGGCCTGGGAAATAAGTAACATAGATAACACCTGTTTCTTGTTTGCCTGAGGCTGGGTTATCGGTTGACCAATACTCAAACTTCATATGCCCAACAACTGCACCAGAACTATACACATTACTACTAGAAGTAGCACCGATACTTATAGTACTTGTAGAGCCTCCACCTCCACCGCTTCCATTGGCAGCAGCTGTGATTCTTCCTTGTGCGTCTACTGTAATATTTGCGTTAGTGTAAGCACCTGCCGTAACTGCGGTATTTGCTAAGGCTATTGTACCACTACTAGTTATAGTTCCTCCACTTAATCCTGTACCTGCTGTAATAGAGGTTACTGTTCCACTAGGAACTGCTCCATAAGTAAGTAAGCCTGTAGAAGAGTCATAGTAAACTACGTTGGCTGTAGTTGTACTAGCAAGAGTGGCTTTGATATCTCCACTTACGTGTAATTTAGCTGTTGGGGTTGTTGTTCCTATTCCTACGTTTCCTCCATCAGCTTTGATAGTCATTCTGGTAGTCATGGTACCAGAAACATTTTGCCTGAAGTATATGTCTCCATAGGGCTGCCCAGAGGTAACTAGGTATGTATTATCTAAATAAGCAACCGCAGCTGCTGGATTATATAATAAGTGAAATCCTTGATTATCAACAGAATTATAACTAATTTTTATTCCGTGTGTATTAGAACTTCCAACATTGTTTACTCTTAAAAACGGATCAGCTCCGTTTATATGAAGTTTAGAAGTTGGACTTGCCGTTCCTATACCAACATTTCCACTACCTTGTGCTAAAATACTTTCTCCTCTTGCTATAAATTGCCCATTCACATCTAGTTTATACCCAACATCTGTAGTGGTGCCTATGAGGACATTACCTGCTAACCAAGTAGATGTAGTTGATGAGTTGCCTATCCAAGTTCTATTGCTCTCAGTTGCTGAGACCCCAGTTGCTTGGTAACCGATGAAGATGTTGTTTGCTCCTGTGGTGTTAGCGACTCCTGCTTGTCCTGCTTGGTATCCTAAAGCGGTATTGTTGGAAGCGGTGTTAGAAAATAAGGATTGATAACCTACTGCGATGTTATTATTTCCAGAAATATTTGAAAATAGAGAACTTACACCTAAGGCAACGTTAACACCCCCATCTACATTTGACCTCATAGAAAGTGAACCAATAGCGGTATTTGCGGTTCCTGTTGTTGTGGCTGTTAACGACCTATCACCAATGGCGGTATTATTTGCGGCTGTGTTAGCATATAATGCTTGAAAACCTATAGATGTATTACCTGTACTTGTAACATTTGAAAATGATGATTCAAAACCTAAGGCAGTTAGGTTTGTTCCACTTGTATTGTTATATCCTGCTCTGTATCCTACTGCGGTAATTCCTCCACTCGTATTACTATACCCTGCTTGAGTCCCGACAGCTGTGTTACTTGCTGTTGTATTACTATACAAAGATTGATAACCTATTGCAGTAACTCCACTTCCCGTAGTATTTGCATTTAATGCACCATCACCTACTACCGTATTAGTACTCACCCCACCTGCCCCTAAACCTACTCTTACTCCATTGAACCTAGAGTCTGCTCCTACTACATCTAGTTTGTATCCAGCATTTGTAGACGTACCAACAAGAACGTTACCCCCAGTTGGTTGTAATAATATGTTATACGCAGTAGCGGTGGCATCAACTCTCTGTGCTTGAAACCATGCGTCCCCCGTGCTATTTACTATACCTGCCAATAATCCAAAATAACCATTAACACCACCTGCAACAACACTAAAAGTCCCACCCCAAGAACCTAAAGCAGGAGGACTTGTTCCTATACTTGTAAATACAGAAAGTTTTGTTTGTGCTAAACCTGAACCAAGAATACCTATTCCAACATTGTTTGTTGGTGAGATGTTTACACCTCGTGCTCCTTCTATAATTAAGTTACTTGCGCCTGTTTTTGAAATATATGTCTCTCCAGTAATTACATTTGTAATATTTAACCCGTATGAAGGATATCCAGCAAGTTGAAATCTTACATCTCCTATTGTTCGTATTGCATAGTTCGTAACCCCTGTAAACGCACCATTAGTAAAGGTAGGATTGATGTCTAGTCCTACTAATACGTCATTGTTTGCTGCTGCTACTAAAGTGTTGTTGAAGTATACTCCTTGTGCAAGTAGTGAGGCCGCAGTGATTGAGCCTGATGTAGTTAATCTACCATCCCCTCTTAGTACAAGTACATTGGAAACCGAATTGCTTACTTTAATTAAACTATCTAAAACATTTACTCTTGGGTATGCTATATCTATTCCTATCGTTTCATTTAAAATAGATGGGGAGTTAAATGTTGGATGAATATAAATCATCCTAATCGGAGCATTTGTTCTAGAGTAACCCTCAGTTGTTACATCAATATCTAAAGCATTGTAATAAGCATTTGCATTTGTTATGAAATTAGGTTGTAGTATTCTAAAAAGAGATACATTCTGAAAATCTGTAGAACCTCCGCCTCCATTAAACGTAAATAAATTACCACTTACAACAGGAGTTGATGTTTGAGTTTGAAATACAGGTCTATTAGAAGTATTTGAGCCAAATAAATACGAATTATCGTTTCTTACTTGTAGTAAATTTGTACTTGCACTATTTTGAATTGTAAATGCTGTAGTTGCAGATGTAGTACCTGTTCCTTGCACTCTCACAGTACCATTAACATCTAGCTTATATCCTGCATCGGTTGTAGTGTTGATTAGGACATTACCGTTTGTAGGGCTAAACCTCATATTTTCAGTTCCACCAATACCTAGAATTAATGGGTTTGATGTAGTTCCTGAAAATAAATTTGTAGTTCCTTCAGCTGTATTATTTCTTCCTCTAAAAGTCCTTGCATAAACAAAATTCCAAACCTCGCTATTATTCCCTAAATCTTGACCAAAATTGGAGCTAGGACTTACAGTTCCTCCAAATCTAAAATCACCAGTTGTAAGCCCAGTAAGTGAAAAAAGTAATCCTGCAATGCCTGAGCCATCTGCTCTAGGCGATATAGTCCCACCCCTTCCTCCGCTCCCCAGTATAGATAATGATACTCCTGTTGTAGTTCCACCAATTCTAATTGAACCTTCAGAATGTAATGTAGTTAATGGGGTATTCGTCCCAATACCGACTCTACCGTTAACCGTATCTGTGTAGATGAGATTGGTAGCAACAGTCAACCCACCTACAGTAATCGCATTGGTGGTGGTGTTCCCTGCTGTGGTTACTTGTGCTAGGGTAGGAACTGAGACCAAAGGCGTACCTCCGAAGATAGCCGTAAAGGTTTTGTTCTTCCACAATCCCGTAGACGATTCGTAAGTAAGCAGATCGTTGTTAGCTTCAGAAGCAATAAGAACCCCGTGCAACTCATTTAACTCATATCCGTTTTGAATATGAAGAACTATCCTACCTTGGGTAGGGTGAGCTCTAGCAATATACCCGATAAATACTGTATGATTGGGTTCTGCTGGAATTGTACTAGTATATGCTCCTGCTGTGGTAGCAGATAACCAAACAGCATCTCCAGCCGTAAAAGCTGAAGTATCTAAGTCGTGAAGAGTTCCGTTTGTTGCTACGTATCCGTCAGAGTTATTCGGAATATTTGCTTCAACCATACCTATGGTCTTTGAAGAAGTAGCCTCAGTATGTGCTTGGGCTCTTACAGCGTTAGGTCTGTTTCCTGTTGCTCCGCTTAAGTAAACAACTGTTCCTTTCGTAAGGGTAGTTCCAGTAGAGTTTCTTACTATAATCTCAGTCCTCTCCGCTGAGTCCACAACTCCGTCATTATCAACGTCATATGTGGCCTGAAGCATGTCTCCACCGCCTCCTCCACCTCCTATAAGTTTCCAGGTTCCGTCATCTGCCAAGTATAAATTACCAGCTCCAGTAGCTCCTGTTCCTAAACGGTTAGGGTCGATGATTCCGGTTTGAATATAGGCTGCGTCAAACAGTCTCCATTTAACCGGCCCATCAACAGTGGCAGGTGGCATAAGAATATATCCTGCCGCCATATAAGTATCAGTCGTAACTCCATCTCTAGGAGTAAGACTACGATTAATTAATATATCGTATTGTTCTTCGGGAGTTATTGGATTACTAGGCATACTATAATACAAATATAACCCTTTAGCAAAAAAAGTAAAGAATTAACCTTTTAGGTTATGTTTATGTATCTTTGCATTTGTATAAATAGAAAATTACTTATATGAAAACCAATGTAACATTATCTTCTCCTGACAGAGACCTGTTTGGAATAAAGATTAAGCAGCAGACCAAAGAGGGTTTCTTATCATTATCTGATCTTCAAGATGCCTATGACAAAGCAAAGTGGATTCACAGCTGGCCCGACAAACAGTACAGTTGGGTAACAAGAAACAAAGACTTTTTAGACCGGTGCTATTATGTTCTTTATGAGAGTGAAAAAGTAAAAGTGCAGATTTGCACTTTTAGAGAAATGGTAGAAGAGAAGGGACTTGCCACTGTATTGAAAGGATTAGGGTTGTGGAAAACCACCTCTAAAAACAAGAAGAAGACCGTACTGGTTGATCAGTACATTTGGACCCTTATAGCCTTAGAGATGAATCCTATGATTTACGCAAAGGTAGTTGTGTGGCTTACCGACACCCTTGTCTTTAACAGAATAGAAGCAGGAGATAGAGCTAAGTCCTTTACCAGTGCCTTATCAAGAACCTTTTCCGATCCCAACTATTCTAAATTCTTCATAGCCATGAACGAAAGAGTCTTTGGCTTTCACGAAAACGGCATGAGGGATAATGCCAGCATAAAAGAACTCCGTCAGATAGCAGAGATTGAAGCTACTGTTGCAAAAGCTTTGGAACACGGCTGGGTAAAAACCGAAGAACAAGTCCTTGAACTGATTCGGAACTACTAGTCTTTAGTCCCAGTGCTTATTATACTCTTCCCAATAGAACGTAGGGACTTCATTAGTATAATCTCCTACTATCTTACATTTAGTAACGGAGTCCTTATGTTCTAGAAGAGCGAGGGTCAGGATATCTTCTTTTAGGAATCCTGCCTTTATAAGTTCTTCTTGGATCCACTGATAATTATTACCGGTTAAGACCGCAGCTTCTACCAAAACAACCTTATCCATCATCTTCTTAAGCTGAGGAGCAACCGCCTGAAGAACTCGCTTATACGATTCCTTCTTTTCTGGGGAATCATCAGGATAAGCAACATCTAGTGGTACATAATGAGGCAACTCTCCATCTCTTGAAAGAGCATGAAGAACTCTAAGGGCGACTATAGAAGAATAATCTGGACTAACACAAAACACCCCTATCCTTAGAGCATCTGTCCAATCCTTACACTCTTCCCTTACCTCACCAATTACTTTGGCTAGTAAACTGTTTTCTAAATCTTGGCTGATCATATTTCAAATGTAATACAAATATACTCCCTACTAGAGAATAAGCAAGTAAAGTTAACTCTATCTAGAGCTAATTCAATACCCCTCTCTTTCCAGAATTTTTTTCTAACCCCCCACCCCTTCGGATGTATGGGGGCGTGGGTATCACCATTATGCAATACCCCGTCTCGTTATTGGGGCAGGGGTGCCCCCTATGTAAAATTTATGAATAAAGAACTATTCGGTAAGACTTTGGCGGAATGCCAGGGGTACCAATTCAGCGCTGTAAAAGCAAACGTGAACGACAACAAGTACATGACAATCAACAGTCAGCCTGGCAACAGGGACACTGCGATTAACATCTACTTGTCCAACAACCTTGCAAGCAAGGTAGAAGTTGGACAGTACGTAGATGTTAAGTGTACCATTCGGGAAATGGTAGACGAAGAGACAGGTAACACCTGGCCTTTGCTTACTTCCAACTCCTCTTACGTTACGTTGGAGCAGCTCATGGCTATGTCATCATAGCCATTGGGGGACTACGGTCCCCCTTTTTACACTCGATAACTCTATTAGAGTTAAGTGTCAGTCGACTATGCGACTTTAAACAGCCTTTAGGCATAGTGCGTTACCTTATATATATAAGGTAGGTATGGATATATATTATGACAATCAACGTTTATTCTGTGAACAGAATAAGTTGCCACTATTTGCTTATAAGTCTTGCAACCATATGTATGGATGGGTAAGAGATAATAAGTACGGTAATAAGCAGACACTAGGAGAGATGTTAGTAGAGAAATTCGGAGAAGAAGATGCCTTTAAAGTATCCGCTTCTTCCCACATTATCTCTTGTCCTGGATGTTGTCGAAGCTGGTGCGATTAAGGGGATTAAGTTCCCCTTTACTTTAATGCATCATAACCTACTTCACATATGACCCAGACATTTAACCAACACAGGGAATCTCTTAAGGCTGAACTTGAAGCCTTTAGATCAATCTATACTCAAATTAATGAGTATGCCAAAGAAACACACGGAGTTGATATTACTGAACTTATGAGTGAAATACTTTATAGAGAAAGCGAACTTGCTCAGTTTGATTATGATCAAGACGATGTGTGTGATGAATAATAACTTTAAACTAAATCAGATGACTAAATATAAGGAGATTCCAAGCTTGATACTGATGGTATTAGGCTTGATGGCTGCATGGTGTGCCCTTGCAGTATGTCAGGTAGGTACAGGTGTTCAGTATTTCAGTGCTTTTGTAGCACTTGGTTACTGGTTACTAGCTTACTTAAGTTGGCCGAGAAAAGAGAGGTTAGATTAACCTCTTTTATCTCATGGTCACCAATAACCATACTCCGTCTTGTCGTTGGTAAGTGTCAGTTTTGTACGAAATATTACCCAAATGATGAAATACTTTAGTTTTGTTTAACTTTTTGGGTCTCAGCACGGTGATTTATGAGACCATCGACTCTAAAAGTTAAACAAAATGACTAAAAACTATAACGATTTAAGGGTAAATGAGAGTAGGGGTCTAAACCTCTTCGGGAATTATCTCTTTGCCTAAACCCAGTAAAAACGGGGCTTAAGACTAGTTATATAGTTAAATATTCAAATCAATAAAAACCTATTAAAGAACCTATAACCCATGAAACATCTTCTCTTATCCTTATTACTACTGTCCTCTTCATTGATATTAAGAGGCCATTCACAACGTTATGCGGAATCTTTGCCTCCTTCTAAGGGTAAATTTCCTATAACTGTTATGCCGAACTCCTTAGTGCTTAATGGGAGTGACTCTGCCTTTATTTACGTTCCTGAACAGAACGACTCTATCATACAATGCTATGTGACCAAGTACTCTGAGTTAGAATTCCTTATCATCTATAGATATCCTTCTAAGGACTGTATCTATACAATGTATGAAGGCTTTATTGCAGATGTCATTGTAATTGGTCGCAACCTCCATGTTAAGCTGGAGGATAATTAAGCTTAACACTAACTAATCCTTAAAACAATCAACTTAAATCAAAAAATCATGTACACACAAGAACAATCAAACAAAATTGCAGATTTCAAATCTAATGGTATTGCCTTTGCTTCTATGGCTTGGCGTAACAACGGTAGTATTAAACCTATTACCGTTATGCTTGAAGGCTACACTACCGATGAGGTAGTTGGTCAAGGTACAGTTAACCTAGGACAAGGTGCTGATGCTTTCCACATGCAAATGATGTCCAAGTTTACTGGTATTAACTTTGTTAAGCGTAATACCTTGCTTATTAATTTCACCGAAGCACAATTCGATGCAGCATTTGTATCTCATGGTATTAGCCATGACATGGTAGATGTTGGTAAGCGTGGTGTAGACGGTAAGTTCGTTGCTACTCCATTAGTAGTATCTAGTGCTGATATCTTCGAGAGTGTTATCGGTCTTCACTCTGTTGACACTACAGATGAGGATCTAGTATTCGACGAGGAAGGTGAACTTAAGAACGGTTGGCAGGTTAAGTCTGTTAACGGTATCGAGTTAACTAAAGACGGTGATACTATCTATCGTCGTGTAATGATTGCACCAGTTGGCACCAAGAACAAGCGTATTGCTCAAGATCAGTCTTTCTCTCAAAGAGATTTGACTACTGTGCTTGAGAATGCTAAGAATGCAGAAGTTGCCGGTGTTGAAGCACCTGCATTAGTCTAAGAGCATAACCTACTTACATAGGTATTCATAAATTAACACCCCAACAAGAGAGTAGTGTAAGCTGCTCTCTTATTTGGCCTGTTCGTCTATCGGTTAGGACGTAAGGATTTCATCCTTAAAAGAGTGGTTCGATTCCACTACAGGCTACCAATTAAAACTAACTAAATAAACTAAATTAACTAAATCAATTAATTATGAGAAACAGATTCACAAAAACTGTACAAGTGGTTGAGAAGGTAAGCTTATCCCACTTAAGAGCTTTCAAGATTGAAGCAAGACCTAAGCAAGATGCATTGACTCGTAAAGAAAGACTTCTGTCTTATGAGATTCGTGACATGTTCAAGTCTTTATCCTATGAAACTATGCTGAATGAGAAGCGTGATCTACGCCATCTTAGTAAGCCTCCTGTAAAAGAGCAAATTGTCTCTTTTAAGAAACGGGTGGTCTATGCCACATCCTATGACATTTTGCAAGACACTATCTTGGGTACTTATCGTAGAGGTAAGAACTATGTCAAGCGTAGGGTAGATGCAATGGAAGTAGTTCCAGTTATTGACTGGGATTCTTTTGCTGTGTAATTAACAGGGGTAGCAATACCCCTTTCTTTTAACTTAAACTTAAAACTATGGCAAAAGAAACCAAGTTTTAATTTAATTTTGTATTGAGCCACTCTAAGGATAGTATCCTTAGACCGAAAGTCCCCATCTGCATACCGTCAGATCTGCTTATGGGGCTTTTTCTTAAGTTCTTAAATTTATGGGGAAGAAATGGAATCGACAGGATTGATTGGGTTCGATGTTCACGCAGAGAGATGGTACTGTTCTCTTTAATCACGTATCAAAAAATTTAAACGGCAACGTTGAGAAATCAAACATGACTTTTGAGAGTGCTATTGAATTCGTTAGCGAATATCAAATGGCTGCCTAAGTCTCGGGGAGTCATCCCTTGGAACAGAAAATGGCAATTTGAGGTTCTTGGACCTAAACCAAGTGGTGGAATTTGACTTCGGTCAAGCCTTTACGGTGCAGAGTTTACTCAGTACTAAGCGTGTAAATAAAGACATTGGATTGCGACTTTCTCTGGACGGGAGTTCGATACTCCCCTTCTCCACAAAATAGTCAGGTAGCGTAAGTGTGTAAACGCAAAGTATACCGTAGTAACTATAGACGGAGTGGCAACACAAAGGTTACATTGCAGGTTAGATTCCTGTCCTGACTACAAAGGTTTGCCAATACAAACCCGATTCGTAAGGAATTAAAAAATTATTATCTCATCTATTGATTTAGTTTTAATTAGTACGGAGCAGCTATTGGGTTGCTCCTTTTTTATTTTTATGCAACCAACTAATAATAAATTATATGTCAAGAAAATTAATCACATTCGATCAAGTATTACTCAAATTACCAAAAAACAAAGTTATTCAGACTTCTGAACTGTTGGGAGAGTTTCCAGGAATGAAAATGCCTGCTCTTACAGCTCAATTAATGAGATTAACTAGCAAAGACTTAGTAGAAAAACTAGGTGCTAGTACTTACAGAGTTGCAGACAACAGACCTTATTACAGGGTAAGCAAATACATTATCCTCCCTTTAGATTTGTTTGAACTTATAGTAAGTTACCTTAGAGAAGGTATCACTTTTCAGAACATTCATGTCATCACCGGTATTCCTATGGAGAGTGTAAAGTTCGTTAACAAAACTCTAGGAGGCAAAATCAAGCCTCGGATAGAGACAAAATCTTCTATTGAACAAGCACGTGCAAAACTAAACTCTGCTACTAAAGAGGAATTGGACGAGATTAAGATTGAAGAGGTAGAGATTGTTCAGCCTATTCCAGCAGAAACCAAGTATTTTGCAGTTTCTGTACAAGGTATCAACTTAAAGGTAGAAGAAGGACTACACATGAAGTTTGAAGATGGTACGGTATACATTAGCCGTTAAGATTATTATCCTGATTGTAATTACCAGTTGTGGTAGTTATAGACCAGCAAAAGATAAAGTTAAGCAGAATGATACGTGTGAGTTTATACCCTTTATAGACCCGTATCCACTTCTCATAGACACTTTATCAGACACGCTTAGTATCGAGGATAGTATTTTTATAGACGAGTTAATAGTAACTGATCCTAACTTCTGTAAAGATCCTAGGGTAGACTCTGCCTATGTCTACAAAAATGCAGATTTTACTTTTTACATCGAGTATTATTTTAAGTCCAAAACCATCACTTACTTTTTATGTGAGGGTTACATCCGTAAACGACAATTAATACGTTATGAGCACATTCAAAATCAATGAGAATCTAGAATTAGTAAAGATTCGTACTTACCGGCAGCTCTTTAACCTGTCTTTTTGGTTGAACATCATCTTTCTAGGATGTTTAGTGTACAGCATGCTACTTGGTCCCACAATTAGGGAAGTAGTCAAGTTTGTACCTTTTCACTCTATTAATGAAAATGACATTCAGCCTACTGACTCTACTGTACTAGCAGAGTTAATGAAGGAAGGTTGTGTTCTTCCTACTGTGGCAGTAGCACAAGCAAAAATTGAGTCAGGTAATTACAAATCTGAAGTATGCGTAAAGAATAAAAATATGTTTGGTATAAAGTATCACAAATGTCAATTTGTATCTGGTCAAAATCTTAACCACGCAACTTATAATTCTTTTCGTGATAACATTAAGTGTTATATTCACGTACAAAATCGCTACTTATCAAACATTGATGGTGTATACGCAGAATCTCCTGTTTACATACAAACCCTCAAGAGTTTGAAGAAATGAATTGTCTAGTCGTATTAGACATGAGCCAGATAAACCTAATGGGAAAGATACGACCTTTCCCTTTTTTAAATTATGGAACAGCAAAACAAGCGTGAAGAAATTCAAGCACAAGCCTTAGAAACTATCTTGAGGCACAAACGATGTGGTCTATCTGTATCTATGGGTGTAGGTAAGACTTACATAGGTCTTCAGTACCTAGACAAGTTATTTACTGCAGCCAAGAAACCAGATGCAAAGTTTCTAGTCGTAGCTCCAAAGAAAGACATATTTCAGTCTTGGAAAGACGATGCTGAGAGATTTAACCTGTTTTACCTATTAGATCATATTATATTTAGTACCTATATTTCCTTTGCAAAACACCATCCAGGTGACTATGATATTGTAATTCTAGACGAGGCACACACCACCAAAGGAAGCCACCTAGAGTTCTTATCACGTTATCAAGGTAGAGTGTTAGGCTTAACTGGTACTCCTCCTAAATGGTTAGAGTCTGAAAAGGGTCAAATCATGCAAGAATACTACCCCATTGTTTATTCGTACAAGGTAGATCAAGCAGTAGGTAGTGGTATCTTAAACGACTATAGGATTTTCATACACAATGTAGAGCTTAACACTAAGAACACTCTTAAAACCAAACAAGGTTGGATGACTAGTGAACGCAAGAACTACGATTGGTTACGTCGTCAAATAGAAGAAGCCAGTGACAAGACTCGTTTTATGAAGCAAATCTTCTGTATCTCAGCACTTAAACAGTATGAGTCTAAAGAGATTTACGTAAAACAATGCCTAGCAAAGATACCTGAGGATGAAAAATGCCTCGTATTTGCCAATACAATCGATCAGGCTGATCGTTTATGCAAGCATAGTCACCATTCTAAGAAAAAAGACAATAGTGGCTTAGAAGCCTTTAAATCAGGTGCTATCACTAGACTATCTGCTGTGGAACAATTGAGTGAGGGTGTAACTATTCCCGGCCTAAAACATATTATTATTTTGCATGCTTACGGTAACGAGAAAAAAGCATCACAGAAGATAGGCCGTGTGTTACGATTAAACCCTGACGAGGTAGCAAAGATTCACATTTTACAGTACCAAGAGACCATTGACGAAACTTGGGTTAAGCGTGCTTTAGAAGAATTCAATCCAGAAAAAATTAAATACATCAAACTATGACTAATCGAGGAGCAATAAGAATCACAGAAGAAATGCTAATTGACTTTGGCTTTCGTAAAATCGCCTACACACAGGAAGAAACTGGTAAAGAGTTTTACCACTACGAGTTACCATTAACTGCTGACAGCAGTCACGGAGATCTCTTATTAATTACTAACGCCAACGATGAAGATGATTTTCCAGTCGTTCAGTTATTTGGCGCCAATGAGTATGAGTTTATGTTTGCAGAGCCTATCATCGTACTGATGAATATTCTCCAGTCAAACTGTGTAATAGAAGGATTTCAATTGGACAAACAGTTTAATAATCAAGCAGATGAGACGCAAGAATAAAACTTTTGATGAAATTCTAGCCGAGTTGGATGAACTAATTAAAGCTGACTTTGTTAAGTTCCGTGAGGATTTAAAAAGACTATCAATTCAAGAAAAAATGGATGATGTTTTTGAAAATTCTGAAAATAATATTAACTTAGCAGATGAATTATTGTACCAACCAATAGAACAAGATGTCAGTCAAAGATTTAATCACGATGCAGAGGTTACAGTCACTTCAAGGCAAGATAACGCCTGAGTTCATTGACTACTGTAATGATCGTGATATAAATCTCGTAGATTGGTACAAATGGCAATTACATTTAATTTGGCAACACAGAGAGTTAAGCAGAAGTATTCATGAAGGAACTAGAAATGTACAAGGTAACTTATCAAGCAGGCAAAGGGGACGTTACTATAATTCAAGTAACAAGAAAGACTAACGATAGCTGGGAACTACTTAAGGACCCTGAACTAGTGCAACAGCTAGAGGATAAGATTTTTAAAAATCCTCTACCGCAGAAATCGTTAAACAAGATAGGATACGGAGAAGCAGTTTACAATGAAAACCTACGTTACATTACAGGTACTTTCGAGACTATTGGTTAAGGCCAAGATAATCTTGAGAAAAGTCAACAAATCACTTACATGGACACAGAACAACTCTGTGTTTCAAAAATTTTAATTTATTATGGGTTACGACGAATATTTATTTAGCTGTCTTCTTAAAGAATATGACGAAGACTTTGCTGCTATGCCATACGACGAGCAGTTTGACCATTTACCAAAGCTCTTCAAAGAGTTTGACAAATCACCTTACAACGAGCAAGGAGAACCTCTCTATGCTTGTATAGAAAGGTATTTACTTGACAAGGAAGCTAACGAGAACGATGAGTTAGACGTAGATTCCGAGGACCCTGAATACATTATCTAACACAAAGGCACTGGAAACGGTGCCTTTTTAATTTAAACACTATGGACTTACTAGTAACACACCCGGTAAAAAAGTCTGACTTAGGATTTCACGGTAATCTATTTGGAGGCAAACTTCTTTCGTGGGTAGACGCAGCATTAGCCGCCTACGCAATGGAAAAGTGCCACAGTCAAAATATGATTACCATTGCCTTAGATCAGTGCGTATTTAAGAAACCGGCCAAAGAAAAGCATTTGGTCAAGATTTATGCTCAGATGATTCACGTAGGTAATACCTCAGCTCAGTTCAGAGTAGAAGCAAGGGCTTACAGTGTATTTAGAGAGGACGAAGTAGTCTTACTGCAGACCTGTATGACCTTTGTACGAGTAGACGGAGAAGGAGAGCCTATTCCTATCTCTAAGCAAGTCAAAGAGAATTTTCTAAAATCAAACCAATGAAACTTAAACTAAAACTAGTAGCAATCTTTGCAATTGTAATTCTTTTCTCATTCGTTCCAGAGACATTCCCAGACTTCTTTGGAGATTGGGTTTGTCAAGGAGGGAAAGTAATTGTTCAAGGTAGTTCTTACAACATAGAAGGATGTTCTTACGGAAATCAGATGGACCACATGCCTACTACACACTGGGGCTTCAGACATTGGATGTGGACACTGTGTGGCGTAACGCTGTTTATTTGGAATGTAGTAGAGTTAATTGATAAAAAATACAGACTATGACAAACAACAAACAACAAACGTCAGTGGAGTGGCAACACATTGAGTTGTCAAAATTTATCAATGGCAAATCAGAGTTCACAGATGCACATGATATTTTAATTAAAGCCAAAGAAATGGAGAAAGAAAGAATTGAAACTGCATACAACAAAGGAACAGTTCATGGAATTGATTATCCTGAAAGTACACTACCAATAACTGGTGAACAATACTACGAACAAACCTACGGAGAAGGTGAGCAATGAATGACAAAATAAAAGAACTCCTTGAAAACGCAGAGCAATCGGATGCAATAGCACGAAACAAATGGCGCATTGAAAACCGAGAGCAACTAAGAAAAGAGCGTAAAGAAAAACTCAAGGAACTAATGGAAAAGGATAAACAACAAACGGCAGTGGACGCTGAAGAAGCAGCTCTAGACGATTACAACAGAATGGAGGAGGAGTGGGAGATGGAGAACTACAACGAAATGAATAATTTAGAAAATGCAGAATAAAGTTGAACTACTAGGCTACTACGGTAGCGACCAAGTAATTGCACAGTCTGCTTGGACATCTACCTCACGTGAGTTGAGCGAGGATAAATTAGCACGCATCCCTAAATTAATTGAGATGCTTTGGACAGAGGGACATGAAAGTCCCTTTGAGAAAGGCAACGTACACTTTTTAGTTACGTGTGACATAGCTTCACACATCCACTTACTTAAACACAGGATAGCGTCTATCAATGCTGAATCGGCCCGGTACAAAGAACTCAAAGAGGACAAGTATTTTATCCCAGAAGACTGGAGTGGTACACATTGGGACGCTATGTTGTACGGAAAGACAGTTGAGATGAATGCTCTTTATCACAAGTGTCTAGAAGAGTTAACACCTGTCTTAGGCCGTAAGAGAGCCAAGGAGAGTGCTAGATTCTTTAAAATGTACAACTCACAAATCACAGCAGACGTACAGTTCAATATGCGATCATTTGCTAATTTTCTTAAACTTAGAGCCTCAGAGCATGCTCAAGTAGAAATTAGAGAGATTGCTTGGGAAATGTTCAAGCTAGTAGAGAATATTGATGGGCATCCTTTTGAGCATACGCTCAAGATGATTAAACCGTGACCGAGTTGCGTCTAGACTTACACGGCTGTACTGCACGTCAGTATGCTGTTTTAATTTTCCGAGAAGATCTTAATTATTCTTGGCAAAAATGCGGCATCAAGCTAGGTATCTCACGTTATGCAGCCCGTGAAATGTACAAAAGGGCAAAAATAAAAGTATTTAACTCAATAGTATATGAAATTAATCAAGGACAAAGTAATCAGCTTATTACGTGCTGATGCTAAGTATAGGGAGGACGACAACAAATTAATTGCTCGTATCTGGTATCAAGAATCTTTAGTACTTAACTGTACTACATCTGTTGAACTCCTTACTGCTTTAGCTAAAGGCAAACTAACATCCTCAGAGTCTATTAGACGTAGCCGGCAGAAAACCCAAGAAGAAATGCCTGAACTTAGAGGCAGGAACTACAAGGAACGTCAAGAAGAATCTGGGCAAGTAAAAAAAGACCTAGGATATGGCAAAAACACCTAAAGTAACAATTAGCATTGAAGCACAGGGACCTATGCTAGACATAGTTGTTCACTGTACAACAGAAGCTCAAGTAGTTAAAAAACTCAAAGAGCTTAAAAACTTGGTAAATCCTCCACGTACTAGAGTCGTAAAGACTTACCGAACAAGATGGAGTATCAAAAGATCTGCCTACTACGTAGACAATGAAGTAGGTAAAATTCAAGGTAAACACAAGTTTACTATTATTCACAATCACCCTCAACACCCAACAAATCAATCATGACAATTCAATCATTTCGAAACGCAGAATTAGACAACGTTATCCTAGAAATAGGTGACCAAGACGAATGGAAGCAGTTAGCTGCTGAAATGGGCTTAGACAAACAAATGGAGTTTGTTCAACAAGCTAAGTCTCCTCTACCTTATCCTTACATGAACCAAAGTATGCAAAACATCTTTGGTACTTTGTGTGGAACTAAAGTTGATTTCAAAGAGTACTCTAAAACTCCCATGCCTTTAGAGGTTATGCGTGAGTTGGCTTTTTGTAAAACAGAAAAGTATTTTAATAAAATTGAGATTTGGTACGATGACAAAACTCCAGATCCAATTGCTGTAGGAACCTGTACAAGATTCTCTGCTAGCTATTACAAAACCCAAGAAGATAAAGACAAGGCCAGTTACTTCAATAGAGAGACTACTCCTTATGACTTTACTTCTAGAGAGCAAGCAAAAGATTATGTTGAAACTATGGGATTTGTATTTAACGATACCAACACCCAAACCAATCAGTATTTGATTACTCGTTGGGCTGATGAGTTGCGTCCTATGGAAGAGCTTAAAGTATTGGCCTTGGAAAGACTTCAGGACAAGTATGTATCTGAGTGGAACAAAGCCATTAAAGAGCTTCAATCTAAGGTAACTACAGCTAAGGAAACGCTTAACCTTTTCTTGATGGGAGAAATCTCTGAATGGGATTTAAGAAAAAACTTGTAAATTAATCTAATCACATTTAACAGGGGCCTAATAAGCCCCTTTTTTTATGCCAAACACAGACCTATTTTACGATCCATTGAGCTGTGACTTCATAACCGAAGTGCAACAGCCTGTAAGAGATAAGACTCTTGAAGAGAAGTTATCCCTTGTAAGTGAGCATATACCCAGAACACGGGTAAGCAAAGTAAAATTTTATTTAAGCCTTGAGTTGAAAAAGAGGCTACAAAAATTAATCAGCAAAACAGATGTAGACAGTTCCGTAATCAAAATTGCTGAAAAGATATTAAATACAAAGTCCGTAGTTTCTGATAGTATTAATTACCTAGATCTATCTAACGATGACTACACCAAAATATCTTTTCTGAACAAAGACCGGTACGAAAAAATCAAAGACACCATCTTTAAAAGCTACTACATTACCCATAGAACTAAGATTCTTGTTAAGTATGACCGCATGGTAATGGGTACTTATTCAGATGAGTTCGGTACTCTTTCTTTCGGTGAACACAATAAAAGTGAGACTGTCTCTTTTTGTTTGAACAAACACATGGTTCCGCACCCTATAAAGATGAACTCTAAAAAGATGCTTAAGGGTACTGAACAAAAAGAAGATGGCGGTACCGAGTTTATTTTTGATTATTACTATGAAGCACCTCCAGATTTTGCAATACCATTATTGCGTAGTTATGAGGGTAGTTACATAAATAGGCATTTTTGTTTTCGTGACGGAAACGTTATGCATAACTCCCCAAACATACAGATAACTGATCTTAAGTGGAATTTTTACAACTTAAGAGAAGTTATTAAGCCTGGCGTATGGAATCCTGAACAACGGTTTCACACTAGTATTCACAAAGTCTTAAATAAGTTATTTCCTGTAGAGTTTACAGAACGTGAGAAGAACATCTTTGCAGAAGCTTATTACAAGTTAGTAGTAATTAAAGACAAAAACTATGAATTCTCTATTGTAACAGGTGAAGACATCAGAGAGGCTTATTTAGAAGACAATTACCTTAGACCTATAAATGGTAGTACTTTGTGGCAGTCTTGTATGAGATATTCTAACTGTCAAAAATACCTAGAGATTTACGTAGACAATCCAGAAATAGTTAGCTTAGCTGTTTTGCGTAAAAACAACAAGGTAGTTGCTCGTGGTATTATCTGGACTGATGCAAATGGAAGTAAGCACGTTGACCGTATCTATACTTATGACAACAAAGCAGAGTCATTAATTACTGCTAGTTTGGATGGTATAGGTTACAAGTATTTGAGAGATTTCCACGGTGGTCAAAAGTATGATTTAGTAATACCGTTTCCTTACGATAAAATAGTAGATTATAACTATTTTCCGTACATAGATAGTTTAAGATACTACGACACGGCAGAATGTACACTTCAAAATTATCAGCCTGACAATAGTTATTGGGAGTTTAACGAAACAGACGGTACTCATAATGGAAACGACTCAGACTCTTTCCAATGTGAAATCTGTGATGCTACTAGTTCTAACCCAGATTTTATATCTGAAATTACTCACGGAAGAGGAGAAGGATGTTACGGATGTGATGAGTGTACAACGTATTCAGATGTTCTTGACCGTACTATAAGAAGTGACTATTCTAGTTATTGTGAATATGCAGAATCTTCTGTTCCAGATGACAGCATGATAGAATTATCCAATGGTTCTTATTGTTGGAATGGCTTAGATAACTTAGCTGAGTTTGAAAATAACTATGGGTATTTTGTTAAAGACCACAGCGACTTTGAGTACAGAGAACTTGATGGACATTATTACCATCCAGACGACACCGCTTACGAAGAATTAATCGCAGAAAAAACAATCGAACCAATTGAACAAATCGAACAAATCGAAGAAAATGAAACAAACCAAGAAAGTATCCAATCAACCAACGATGTCATACTCTAAGACCTTTCGGGCTTCTGAAGAGTGTGAATTATTAAAAATAAAAGCTATCAAGAATTTTGATACTAACTATGATTTGCTCAAGGACATCATGTTATTTCAATCTCCTACTTATGATACAGCTAGAAATAAAGCTAAAGCAGATTACTTGCTTAGAATGATCCAGGAGTACACAGGTATAGAAGGCAATAACGTAAAAGGTAATCTGTACTTTACAAAAGGGCAAGCAGAATTTTACCCTACAGTGGTAGCTCACTATGACACAGCTCAAGACTATCATGAAGACTTGCAAATTATCCAGACCAAGGATTGGATTTATGGCTTTAACAACTACACTGCTAAGCAATGTGGTATTGGAGCTGACGATTCTGTCGGTCTTTATTTTGCTGTTGAGATGCTTAAGCGTCTTGACCATTGTAAAGTAGTATTATTTTATGGCGAGGAAAGAGGTTGTATCGGATCTAATGAGTGTGACATGAGTTTCTTTGATAATTCTCTAATCGTAACTCAACTAGACAGACGTTCTTACTCAACAGATTTCATCAAGTACACTAACGGGTATGAAGTATTTCCAGCAGAACACTACCACTTAATCAATCAATTGATGGAAACCTATGGTTATTCATTCAATGACGGTAGTTGTACTGACGTAGGTGCTTTGCGTAGAAGAGGATTGAAGGTTGCTTCACATAACTTAAGCTGCGGTTATCTAAACGAGCATATGAATGACGAGGTTATTCATATCAACTCTATGGAGAATGCATTCTGCTTTGCTCAAGAAATGCTAGAGATGATTTCCGAAAGAAATATACCTCTATCTTTTCCTTTTGTCGAAAGTAAGATTGCATATGATTCCTACCCAACCAGTAGGTCTGCTTATTCTTATTTTGATGACCTCAAAGCAGCCGGTATTGAACCTTTTAAGTTAGAAACTTTAAGTGAAAGTGCTAGGCATTCAATCCTAGAAAACATGTATAGTGATTACAGCGCTTTTGACGTAGATGTAGACCAAATAAGTTACTACGAAGGTTACTACGGTGATGTAGAAGATTGGGAGAAAGATGTAAAATCAGGAGAATTAAGTTGTGAGTTGTTTGTAGCTCTTTCAGGAAAATGCTACAATGACCTAACCAAAGAAGTTTTTGAGTTAAGCAATCTTGATTTTAAAGAAAAACTGATAGCAGGTATTTGTCCAGTAACAGATACTCCTATAAAAAGACTTCCTGAGTACTTTATAGAGTATCAGGTGATTTATCTGCGAGATTGTGATGCTTACATTCCTTATCAATTTTCACCCGAAGATTGTTTTGAATTGCCAGATGACTCGAAAGGAAGCTTGAGAGAATTATGTGAAAATTACTATTTTTAACAATGGGGGAGAAATCCCCCTTTTTATTTTATTATGACAGAATTTGAAGCCTACGGAGAATCGTTAAGTACTCATCCAGATTACTTAATGATGCAACGTCATTACCAAGAAGAATTGTTAATGTACGAGTTGCAAATGAGAGAAGAATTGAGTAAATTCGTAACCCCCGTTTCTGAAAACGAGGTCAATTTAATTGATATACAAGGAGTTAAAGAAAATGAAGAAAACGTTTTACGAAGTACTTTGGGACCTGTGTGAACATCACGGATTAGTGGATCAATGGAAGTCGGAAGGCCTTCTTATCCACAAGGATTCTAGAATTACCTGGCATCCTAAGGTTGGTGAGATTCTAGGGAAAGAAGACTTATCAGTAGTTGGTGCTATAGAAGAAGTTAGTCTTAAGTTAAAGCATAAACCAGTAGAACCTGTTGTTGATATCTCATGGATTAAAGAATACACAATCAAGTTCTCTGCTAAAAACTTAGGAGTAACCGCAAAGACTACTGACTTAGCTACTGTTCAGACTAAAATGACCAAGTTTGTACAGAAGTACAAGTACACCAAAGAAGAAATTCTAGGTGGTACTGATCTCTACATAGATACTTTACGCAGAAAAGGCTCTTTGAATTACGTAAGAGAGTGTGGTTACTTTATTTTTAAGCGAATTGACGGCATCGACCAAAGCGATTTAGCCAATTGGTGCGAACAATTCAAGGATAACGGAAACCAATCAACCAACTACAGTTCAAGGAACATTATCTAATGCAGGACTTTGAAAGAATACTAGGCCAAATCGAGCGAAATAAGGGCATTAAGGAGAGTGGAGGCATTACTTCTATCCTTCCGCCTTTTCCTCGCTTAGGTGAAAGATATGGTGGCTTTACTAAAGGCTCAATCACTGCTATTACTGCTGGCTCTGGTGTGGGTAAGACCAAGTTTGTAAAATACTTCACCATCATGAATATTTTCAAACGGACAATCAACTCTAACGTCAAGCCAAAGATTTTCTATTTTGCATTGGAGGAATCAGAGACTGACTTCTGGCTTTCGTTTATTGCCATGTACTTGTATGAGAAGTACAAGATAACAATAAGCGTATCTCAGTTAAAGTCTATTGGTTCTTACACAGTCAATTCAGATCTACTTGAGAAAGTCAGAGGAGCAGAGAAGTTTATCAATGCCTTGCAAGATATCGTAGAGGTTATTGACTACGTTAGAAACCCTACAGGAATCAAGAAATACATAAAGACTTTCTTTGACAACCCTGCTATTGGAGATTACGAGTACAAAGAGTACGATGGGAGACAAGTACCGGTAGGTTATCAGTATAAATCTGATGATACTTGGGTATTTTTTATTTTAGACCACATTAGTTTATTGTCGAATGAGATGATGTCCGAGACCAAAACTCGACTAAGCACTTATCAGACTCTAGATTACATGGTCAAGGACATTACACTAGAATTATTTTCCAAGAAGTTTAAGATGGCGAACATTATTGTTCATCAGCAGACACCGTCTTCAGAAAAAGCCCAATACACAAATAGAGGCGCACTGATAGAGGAAATGCTCGAACCATCACTAGAGGAATTACACCTCAACAAGGGAGTGCAGCAAGACTACGAGATAGTGTTAGGCTTGTTTAATCCTTCCCGGCACAACATACCTGTACATAGCGGATATGATGTGTCGTTACTAGGTCAGAAATATCGTTCTTTAATATTCTTAAAAGACCGACACTTTGGCTTAGAAAATTCTGCAGTAGGATTGTATTTCAATGGTGCCAACGGTGAGTTCCAAGAACTACCTAGAGCCGAAGAGATGTCCAACCCTACCAAAGGTTACTATGAACATTTTATTAAATTATGAACGAGCATTTGAAGGAAATTTACGCAGAAATGTGCAAAAGAGTTGGAACTAACCTATCAGAGGTTGACATAACAGAAACAAATTGGTACCAAAAGTATCAATGGCCAATCAAAGAAGAGTTGAGTTACAGAGATTGGCTACTTAATTATTTAGAAACGAAACCAGAAGCAGTAGATGCAATTGTAAGTGTTGGCATTATTCGTAACGACGATAAGAAAAAGATGGCCACCGAATTTGCTTCCTTCTTTGGATGGGATCATTTAATAGAAACTGAACAATCGAAAAATTAAAATCATGTCAAGCAAATTAATCGCTATCGTAGGCCCTAGTGGTACCGGTAAATCTACCAGTATCCGTAGCCTGAACCCTAAAGAAACGTTTATCATTAACGTAGCCCGTAAAGAATTGCCTTTCCGTGGAGCAGAAAAACTCTACAACACCGAAAGCAAGAACTACATGGAGGTTGATGATATTCCACAAATTACTGCTTTGCTCGGAACAATCAACGAGAAAGCCCCGCACATTAAAAACATTGTACTAGATGACGCTATCTACTCGATGTCTTTCTTGATGATGAAGAAAGCTAACGAGGTTGGCTTCTCTAAGTTTACCAACTTAGCTAAGGATGTAACTAACATGCTTACTACTGCTCGTAAACTCAGAAACAACCTAAAGATTTTCTACGTTACTCACTCAGAGACAATCGAGGATGACGGTAGAATCGTAGGTCAAAAGATCAAAACCATCGGCAAGGCATTGGATAACCAAATTGTACTCGAGGGCTTATTCACCATTGCTTTGTACACTCACGTAGACGAGGACAAGAATGGTATGGCTACTTACAATTTTGTAACTAATCGTTACCGTAATTACCCTGCAAAGAGTCCTATGGATATGTTTGCAGACACTCTTATTCCAAATGACTTGCAGTATGTGTGCTCTGCAATCGATGCATACTATGCAGATGAAGTAGCACCAGTGAACCCGGCTCCTAAAAAAGTAGAAGCCATAGTTGAAGAAACCAAACCAGAAACCATTTAATCAAAAAATCATGAAATTAGACAATTTAGAAACCAGAGAAGTATCAAACCGTAAGTATTACACCGGCTTTGCACCCATTCAAATTATTGCTGTCAACCCTGACGAGAAACGCCTAAAAGATATCTTAGGTCTAGAGGAAGTCAAAGCTCCTGTGTATGAGGGTGAGAAGAACTTCCGTATTGATTTTTGGTATGTTAACCATCCTTCTAGCAAAGTAGAATTACGTGGTAAGTTTTCTTTGTGGGTGTCTAACAACACTCGTATTTCAAAGTCAGACAAAAAGCAATTCATCGACAACTACACCAAAACTGCATGGGCTGAGAACCTAGCGGGATTGAGCGATACTATGAGAAACTGGGACGAGTCTCGTCGCCTAGACAAATCAAGTATCCGTGAGGCAAGAGAAGGTGAAGAGAATATTTATTCTTTGATGAAAGCCTATGCTAACGCTAGTCCTAAAACCAAACCATTCGTATTGGATGATTGGAGTGCAGTAGCAAAAGGTAACGGTAGTGAGTTGGAAGCATTTTTTGCTCACTTCAACAAACTTGATGGCGGTATCAAAGTATTGATGGGTATCAAAGACAGCAAGTACCAAGATGTATTCACTAACATTTTCTTGAACGTACAAGGTCGTGTAACCGATTACGTAAAGAAAGTAGTTGAGGGTGAGTATGGTTACAAGCAGTACTATGGTAACTCTTACGACTTGAAAGAGTTCTTGCCAGATGCAGCACCAGCAGAAGCTGAAGTTGATGGCGGAGTAACTGATATGTTTGGTGGAGGAGCTACAGAAACTCCTGACCCGTTTGTTGGTTCAGACGAACCTTTCCTTGAGTTTTAATTAATATAGGGAGGTGTAAAAGCCTCCCTTTTATTTATGGACTTAGAACAAATTGAAATACCGCTAACGGTATCTGCATTGTACCGACTATTAGGCGAGGAACAGATAATGTCTTTTTACATGAAGACAGACATCAACCTTAAAAGGCGTTACATAAATCCATTCAGAGATGACAAAACTCCTGGGTGTTTCTTTCGATGGACAACAGGCGGTCATTTGTATTTCGTAGATTACGGTACCTCTCAAACCTACTACAGTTGTTTAGATGTAGCTATCCTAATGACGGGATATTCTTTTCCTGATATCCTGTATAAGATAGAGTCTGACTTCAACATCAAAGACTTGAATCTCTCAGACAAGAATCGTCTAGTTCTAGAAGCAAAAGAGTTCATTGCTCCTGAAGTAAAGCCGGCTGTGATAAAAGTGCGATTATGCACTTTTACAAAAAGCGACTACAAGTACTGGGCACAGTTCGGAATTACTCCTAGCATCCTAGAGTATTATGACATTCGAAGAATAGAGCGTGCTTGGATAAACGAAGACCTGTGGTATATCAATAATAACTTTGATCCTTGTTACCGCTACAAAGAGAAGAACCGGTTCAAGTTATATAGACCACTAGGAGACAAAAGAAATAAGTTTAGATCTAGCTTCTTTGGTGGTATATTAGAGGGTTATACTCAATTACCGTCTAGAGGGACTAATCTAGTTATTACTAAAGGTTTAAAGGACGTAATGACTTTACATTCTATGGGAATTAATGCAGTCGCTGTAAGAAGCGAGAATACACCAGTTTCAGATAATGCTTACGAGATACTGAAACATCGATTTGAGAATATATGGCTATGGTTTGATGCAGACGAAGCAGGTATTAATGGCGCCAAGAAAATGAGTGAGAAATTTAATCTCCCGTTTCTGCAACACAATGCTGAGTTGGGCAAAGACCCTAGTGATATTTATAGAGACCACGGAAAAGAAAAATTTTTAGAATTATGCAAAACATTGATGATTATATAAAAAAGTCTGTTGAGTATACAGTGGAGAAGATGGGTGGTTATCCCGGAGATGCAGTACGTGTCTACCGAAATTTAATAAACTTAAAAGGTTTTGAGAAGCACATACGTAAGAGGAAGATAGACAACTCAAAAACTGTTCGCAAGAATCCAGTCAGGTCTTTGAACCGTATTAATTTAACTGCAGATGAACGTAAGATATTTGACATTATCTACGAGTTGACTGAGGTATCTTATGAGGAGTTAGAGGCTGTAGGACGCAAACGAACCGTAGTAGATATACGTAAGAAAGCAATGGTAATCTTTGCTATCTACTTAGACTACACTTTAGACAAGACAGGTCTTTTATTTGGAGGCAGAGACCATAGTACGGTAATTCATGCTATCAACACTCATGACGACCTGCTACAATCTAACGGATCTTATGCAATTGGTTTCAAGAAACTACTAGATGAAGTTAAAGAACAGTTGCCTCATTACTTCAACACCAAGCCAGTGAGCTTGTCTGACTTACGGAAAGAATTTGACCAAGCTAAGTGGGAAAGATTTGCTACTAGATGGGTCAAAGAAAAGAAGGACATGAATCAATTAAAGGAAATCAAGGAAGCACTAGTAAAGTATGAAGAAGCAAAAGCGAATTAACATACCAGATGATTGGTATGGACACTTACAAGGAGTCATAGAGTCGGATGAGTTTACTCGCATAGCAGGTGCACTTAGAATCTTAAGAACAACCAAGACAGTTTACCCTAAATCTGATGAGGTATTCAAGGCATTCCAGCTGACACCCTTTAACAAGATAAGGGTTGTTATCATCGGAATGGATCCTTACCCAACAGAGTTTAAAGGAGAACCGGTTGCTTGTGGATTGGCATTTGCTCCACGCCACACAGAGTTTGTGCCTCCTAGTCTTAGGCAGATTTACAATCGACTGAAAGAAACTCTATATGTAGATGAGATTAACTTTCTGGAAACTGATATGAATCTACACAAGTGGGCTGAGCAAGGAGTATTCCTGCTTAACGCAGCACTTACCGTAGAAAAGAATCAGGCAGGTGCTCATCTAAAATTATGGAAGTCCTTTACGGAAACTGTAATTAAAACTATCTCTGAGAACAGCACAGGGGTTATCTTTTGTTTCTGGGGCAAAGATGCACAGCAATTCATGCCTCTAGTAAACAGTAAATTTCACCACGTGCTTCAATCATCGCATCCTGTATCTGCAGTCTACAAAGGCGGCAAGTGGGATTGCGATCACTTTGAGGAAATCAATAAAATTTTATTACACAACAACGGAGACACTATCAAATGGCTGAATTTTTAGACAACAACGATGATCGTATTAGGCAAGAGATGCTTACTTATTATCGATTCAGAACTAACCTATTAATGTACATAGGAGAGCGACTAGAATCACTTAAAAACACTATTAAATCCAGCGAGTACGATTATTGTACTAACGCTGGCCAACTAAAGGAATTAGAACACCTTGACGCTTTTGTTAGAGAACAAGGCAAACACACAGAAATCAGTAAAATCGCAGAATCAACCAATAAAAAAAATTAATTATGTCAGTAGAACAAATTTTAGAACAAGCAAACGCTAACTGGTCAGTAACCAAAGAAACTCTTTACGGCCCACAAGGTCAAGCAACTCAAGGCTTCGGTATTTTCAGAAGCGACAACAACCAATGTTTAGGTATTGTAGGTAGTAAGTATACTCCTACTCAAAACAGGGAGATTGCAGAAACTCTATATGAGGCTGCAGGTCAGCAGAATCTTCAAATCAGTAGAGCTGGTATGCTCGGTAACGGTCAGAAGGTTTACTTTCAGTTGGCTCTACCTGATGTTCGTATCGGTGGTTCAGACTCTAAAAGATTCTTGACCGCTTTGACTTCTCACGATGGTTCGGCTCCTATTGGATTCGGTACCACTAACGTAGTAGTAGTTTGTGCCAACACATTCTTCTCTGCACTTAAAGACATGGAGCGTGTTCGTCACACTGCCAACTCTAAAGCAAAGATTGCAATTATCAGTAATCAGTTGCGTAATTCTGTATTCCAGGAAGAGCAGTTGATTGAAACTATGATTCAGATGAGCAACACCACTATCCCAACAAAGATTACTGACGAGTTCTTGCTTAGTATCATTGGCGGAGACGAGGAATTTACTCGTACCAAGAATCGCTTGAACAACTTTAGAGTTGCTATGACTACCGAGTTCAACACTCACGGTGAGACAGCTTACGGATTGTTCAATGCAGTTACTCGCTACACAAACCACATGCTTACCTACAAGGACATTGAGGCTAAGCGTAATGCTTTGATGAGTGGTATTGCATTCAGAACCAACCAAAGAGGTTTTGACGAAATCTACAGAGAATTTGTAGAACCAACTATCAACAAAACTTACCATTTGGTAGGAGTTGATGAGGTATAACTTATAAAGTTATAATTCTCTATGTTAAGGGCAAGAGATTTCTTTTGCCCTTTAATTTTATTTATTATATTTGTTTATGCTGAAAAAGACAGTTAAAAAAGTGCCTATTAAAGGGGAAGTTGAAAAACCCTTAATGGAGACAATTTGCTCAGATTGTGGTAAAAAGAGGCCTTATTCTAACAAAACCAAGAAATTATGTGCCGTTTGTGTGAAAAAATCACAAATAGCGAAGGTTAAGGAAAAACGTGCTAAAGTCCGTGAGAAGAAAGCCAGTACCATCACTCAAGCTAAACTAGACCAGATGACTTCTTGGTTGATTAGGGCTGCCTTTGATGAGAAATGCCATGCCTGTGAAGTAAGAATGCCTCGTAAACAATTGCAATGTTGTCACTTTGTAAGTAGAACCAAGAGTATCACTCGATTTGACCTACGCAATATGTTACCCGGCTGTCCTACATGCAACATGTACACACCTCATCACGTTTGGAATCTAGGCAAGTCCATCAATAAAATCTGGGGAGCAGAAATGACAGAAACTCTGTTAAGCATAGCTCCTATTAGTTTGAAGATGAACAACAATGATCGCAGAGAGATTTATGAGATCTACAAGAAAGCTTTGGAAAAGTTAGAGTTCCAATCATTATCTAGTGCTGAAAGATTATCCTTGATGGAAGACTGTTGGTACGACTATCACATGATTATTAGTAAGTTGGTAAAACTATGATAGGATTTGTAACAGAGAACCCAACCATACAAAGGACTTTAAAGCTTAGGCCTGAAGACGGTATTGTATTCTGTAGCAAAGAGCAAGCGTTATCTGCACTAGAACAAAAGGATGTCTTAGGCTTTGACTGCGAGACTCTAGGCTTTGATCCTTACACTACAGACTTATTGACTATTCAGTTAGGCAATGAGAAGCATCAGTTTGTAATTGATGTCAAGAGTGTGGACATACAGTTCTTCAAGGAGCTGTTGGAAACCAAAGAGCTTATTGGACACAATTTAAAGTTTGACTTGAAGTTCCTATACCACGAGAGAATCATTCCTACTAAGGTCTATGATACTTTCTTAGGCGAGAAGACCACAAGGTTAGGTATAGATAGTCACAGATGTAGTTTGGATGCATGTGTGTATCGTCACTTAGGCGTAGTAATGGATAAGACAGAACGGAAGAATATCAATGGAAAATTCACCGTCCCATTTCTTCTTTATTCTGCCCTCGATGTGACTTATTTACACCAACTCAAAGATATTCAATTAGATATACTTGAAAAACAGGGTTCCTTAAAGTCCATAGAACTCGACAATAGGTTCGTTAAGGTCTTAGCGTACATAGAATACTGCGGTATTAAGCTAGACCAAGACAAGTGGAGAGTTAAAATGGGCAAGACTAAATTGGAACTAGATGAGGCTGAGAAGACGCTAGATAAATTCATCCTAGACAATAAGATGATTCGGTTTATCCAACGACAAACAGATCTGTTTAATCCTGAAATCAAAACCTCTATTAACTGGAACTCTTCTCACCAAGTAGTAGATTTTTTCAAATCACTTGGAGTAGACACCTCAGTTACTGATAAAGGAGAGACCAAGGATACTATCGAGGCAAGTCACTTGATTAAAGTCCAAGGCAAGTTCCCAATCATTGAGACTTACTTAAAGTACAAGCAAGCTCAGAAAGATTTGGGTACTTATGGAGAGAATTGGATTAGACTAATCAATCCTGTAAGCGGAAGAATCCACACACAGTACAAACAGTTGATGAACACGGGCCGTCTATCAAGCGGTGGTAGAAACAAAGAAACCGGTGAAGCATATCCTAACCTACAGAACATACCTAGCGATGAAGAGACTCGCAGTTGTTTCGTAGCAGAGGATGGTAATGTTATTATCGGATGTGACTACACAGGCCAGGAACAGATTGTTTTGGTTAACAAATGCTTGGATAAAAACCTCTTAGAGTTCTATGACAAAGACTTGGGTGACATGCACAGCTTTGTTGCCAGCAAGATGTACGATGAACTAGATGGATTGACTCTAGATGAAATTAAAAAGAAGCACAAAGACAAGCGTCAGTCAGCTAAAGTAGCTGGTTTTGCAATCAACTACGGTGGTAGCGGCATAGGTATAGCCGACCAACTAGGATTAGATGTAGAACAAGGTCAGAAGATCTATGATGCGTACTTTGCAGCCTTCCCGGGATTGAAAGCATACTTTGACGAAGCCAAGAAGTTTGGTGTGGATAACGGGTATGTACTAATCTCAGCCGTAACAGGCAAAAAATCATACGTAGATTACTATGATGAGTTTCTCGAAGCAAAAAAAGCTGTAGGTGTTAAGGGCTTTTGGGATAACTACAAAAAACACAGAGAACACAAAACAGCATCTTACTCTAAGATTAAACAACAGGTATCTACTTTCTTCGGTAAGAAAGGTCAGATAGAGCGTATGTCATTGAACTACCCGATACAGGGTGAAAGCGCTGAGATAACTAAACTATCCTGTGTTTATTTCTGGGAAGATTATTTACTACCGAACAAACTATTGTTCACAATCAAATTTATTAACACGGTTCACGACGAGAACCTAGTAGAGTGTCCTGAGTCTTTATCAGGAGAAGTAGCAAATGCACTAGAAGATGCAATGGTAAAAGCAGGGGCTGTCTTCTGTAAGCGAGTACCGCTTAAAGCAGATCCTTGCATAGAAAAATTCTGGAAAAAATAAACTAAAAACTAAAATTATGGGAGCAACAACATTTGTAGAAAAATCAAGAGCCTACTCTATGAGAGAGGCGTACAATCAATTAGTAGACGATGCACGTTCTGAATACGGCAATGATCGTTACAACGGAACCATCAGTACTACGGAAGGTTTTGTAGACAAAACCGCTGAGTGGAAAAAAAGTAAATTAGACATACGATCATTTATCGATAAAGAAATTGAAAACACGTCTAAGTGGGGACCTGCTTGGGGAGTATGTATCCAAGACCCTAAAGAAAATAAGCTTAAGGTTAAAACTCAAGTAGAAGACATTGTAGTTCCAGGTACTAAGAAGTGGGACTTGGTTTACTTTGTACTGAATAACCACGGACAAAAGATTAACTCTAGTGGACACAAGACTGAAGCTGTTAAGTTGGCTCGACAGTACACAGAAAAGACTATGGAAAATACTTCTGTTATCATGGAGCGTGTACTAGTTAGTTGTAGTCCTACAGTAGCTAGAATTAAGTTTAAGCACGACAAGAACCAAGCTCCTGGTCAGTACTATTTCTTTGGTTACGCAGCAGAATAATGAAGACAATGGTAGAATATCAAGTAGAAAGATTGGAAATGGCTCAAGATATCTTTGTTGGAAAGAAGATTAAGTCAGTACGTTATGCTTCTCAAGAAGAACTTGAAGATTTACATTGGGACGAAGAGTTAATCGTTCTAGAGTTGGAAGATGGCACTTTGTTTTACCCTAGTAGAGATGGAGAAGGTAATAACTCTGGAGTACTATTTGTACAACCACCCTCTGCTGAATTTCATCAGTTTTAATTATGGCAAATCATTGTTATAACTATGTAAATGGGTCGGGTTCCAAAGAGAACCTGGCTCGTTTAAAGTCAATTGTAGATGCTTTATTGGATAATAAAGAAACAAGCACTACCTATGTAGAATGTTATTACAAGGTTTATCCAATGTTCTTTCCTCAAGAGATATTAGAGCAAGAAGAATTCGATGATGATAAAAAACCTTGGAATGCTGTATATGAAAATTACGGTTCTAAATGGTTTCAAGGTGAGTTTGAGATAGATGTTGAAGATGGTTCACTTACCATATCAGGAGATTCTGCTTGGAGTCCTATGCTTCCATTTTTTATCAAGCTAGCTGTTGAGTATAAACTAACCCTAGAAGGCTACTACGAAGAGTCAGGAATGGATTTTGCAGGTAAATTCACTATCTCTCCTACGGGAGAATTGGAAGACACGCAGATGAGTTATAACCAAATGCAAATGATGGAAAATCCTGAAGGCTTTTGGCAGAACACAATGGATTCTATTGAAGAAGGTTACTTTGACAGCATGGAAGAAATTATAAATCACTTCGAAATAGATTATTGGGGTGAACTTACTCAAGAGGATTTAAATCTTTTGGAAAAAGCATACAAAGATTATTTAGCAAACCAAGAACATGACGAAAAAACCCTCTGACCAACAAGTGTTAGCGGATATAAGAAGGGCCTATGTATTAGCAAAGGCCCTTAATATCCAATATCAATTCATTCGTGAATACGTTAACCCAGATTTGTACAAAGCAATAAGTAATGCTAAAGGCACTAACTCGTACTTTATGAGACAGATTGATGCAGCTTTTGGTAAGCGTAACTTGAAAGGACAATTAGAGGCAGAGGAAGAATTAGCATTTAGATTACTAGAGGAACTAGAAAAAGAAGATGTCAATAACAAGAATACACCTGCCGGGTAAACTCAGTAAGAATCTAGACGGCAACATCTACCTCAAGGTAGATAAAGATTTAATGCAATCTTACTTCGGTGAATTGATGTTAGGCGAACCAGAAGTAAACGTAGAGGTAAGTATAATTAGAGTTGATTCTAAACGTACATTACCACAATTGGCTTATTTCTACGGCATAGTTCTGCCTATCATTAAAGAACGCTTCGAGGAGTTAGAAGGTACAACCTTTACTAAGGATGAGACGATCAGTATCCTAAAAACCATGTACCTGTACGAAGAAGTTTTATTCGAAGGAGAATTCAAGAAGATACCAATGTCTTTAGCTAAGGCTAAGAAGTCAGAGGTACTTAAATTTATCCAAGATGTTATCGAATTTGGGCGTAACATTCTTGATGTAACCATCCCAGAACCAACTAAAGAATATGGAAAACAAGATAACTAGTGAAGGGCATTGGACAAAAGAACAAATCGATGCCGTAACAAAAAGTTTAGGTGAATCTCCTCAAGCCCTTAGATACAATCAGGGCAAGGTAGAGTGGTCTTTGGTAGACTTTAAGTCTCTAGAGCCAATGGTAAGAGTATTAGAGTACGGGTGCCACAAGTATGCTCGGAACAATTGGCGTAAGGGTATGCCAGCTACTCAGATTATTGAGAGTATGCTTAGACACACCTTCAAGTTACTTGAGGGTGAGTTAGTAGATCCTGAGAGTGGCATTGAGCACATAGGACATATCCAGTGCAATGCTTTATTTTTATCTTATGTCTTACGTGAAAAGGAAGAGTACAATGACCTCCAACAAGATTAAGATTTCAGCGCACAATTTCTTTCAGAAAAAGTACGGACAGAGAGATAATCCTTACGTATTTTTTTACTTTATTCCTTTAATAGGATATTCTAAAACCAGAGCACAAAGCTATTCCTTACACATAGGGTGGCTTTACTTTTCAATTTTAATAGAAATCAAGAAATGATAACAGATCAAACATACCTAGACAGTACGGCAGTGAGTCAGAGCCGTTTAAAGAAAATCCTGATTCACCCAACAGAATATCTTAACTCTAGTTACGACACTGAGTTTGACGAGCCTAAAGCAAACATTGTAGTAGGAGATGCCGTTGATATTCTAATCACCCAAAGCGAGGAAGTCTTCCACGAAAGATTTCACATCAGTAACGTAGAAAGACCTTCTGGTCAGATGGGAGACTTTGTGTGGGAACTATTCATCAACAGAGGTAATCCTGAAGCAGCAGAGATTGCGTACAGTACTGTAGGCTTCAAGAGAGATTCTTTTGATAAAGTCCTAGAGAGGTTTAAGGTTGAAGGCAAAGAGTACTACGATGCGCTATTAGCCGGTGAAACTAAGACAGTGATTACTTCGCAACAACTAGTACAGATTTATTCTATCAAAGACAGTTTGTTGAATCATCCTTACACAGCCAAGTACTTCCAACAAAACGAAAGGTACGAAGTACATTACCAAGTTCCTATCGAATTTGAATACAACGGAATAGCTTGCAAAGGTCTTTTGGACATGCTAGTAGTTGACAAAGAGAAAGGGTATTTGTATCCTATCGACATCAAAACTACTAACGTAAAGACAACTAACTGGCTTTCTATGTTCTGGAAACTACGCTATGACTTCCAAGCAGCATTCTACGTTAATGGTTTGTTCTTAGGCAACTACTGTCAAAAGTATAACTGTACCGTGATTAAGCCGTTCAAGTTTATTGTAGAGAGTCAAAGCAGTCCTGGAACTCCTTTGGTGTTTGAGGCAGGTTTACCTATTATTGACTTTGGTAGATTCGGTGGTCGTATGATCAGCAGAGAGTATGAAGGTTTTGACCAAGCTATCAAGCGTCTCGCTTGGCATAGTGAAAATGATTTGTGGGATTATCCTATGGAAGATTATCAAAACGAAGGTGTTAGATTGATAACTTTACCTACGGTAGATAATGGCAAGTAACATAGACTTAACTAGATTTAATATGGCCAGTAAGTTATTTACTGGTCTTATCTTTAATTCAAGTTCTTTGCCAATGCTTGTAGAGTCAGGTCTAATTAATGTTTATATAGATGACTATGGGCATAGGTGTAAATATCAGAACTGCATTTTATTTCTATTTAATACATCCTACAGATTCTATCCTACGTTGGAGGAAAAAGTAATCAACTTTCAGTCTTTCTACGATTGGTATGACACAGGTGTGGATAAACAAAGAATGCTTGTTTTTAAGGTAGGACAGGCATATCAGGAGGATTTCTACAAATTAAAGCATATGATTCCTGGAAAGTATTCGGATGAATTCAAAAAAGTTACTAACTTGCACTCCGATTTAATTATGGGTTTAGATTATTCGAGAGAAATCTATAGGTATAATTTATGAGTGCATTAAAAAAATTAGAACTCTACTTAGACTTAGCAGAAAGAGTTGCTAAGGAATCTTACTGTAAGCGATTACAAGTAGGTGCAATTATTGCAAAAGACGGAAACATCATATCATTTGGGTATAACGGAACACCTTCCGGTATGCCCAATAAATGTGAGGAAGAAGATGTGACTTTCAGTTATGTCCTTCACGCAGAGTCAAACGCCATTACTAAGGCTTGTAAGTCCCCCATATCAACTGAAGGAGCGACTATGTACATTACGCATTCATGTTGTTTAGAGTGTGCCAAACTTATAATTCAGAGTGGTATCAAAAAAGTGTACTTCATAAATAAATACAGGGATGAGGCAGGAGTTAAACTGCTTCAGAACTGTGGAGTGTACGTAGACCAATATAAACTTAACAAGAAAAAATTATGATAACCGAAACCTGCCTCGTACTAATAACAATAAGTTTATTAGTAAGTACTATCATTGGGCATTTAAATTTAGTTCAGCTAATAAAAAGTAATGACAATTTTGAACGTATTCATAGGTTAAATCTCGAAGCACAAATAATGAATAAAAGGCATTTAGCTATGGCTGAAGAGGCAAACCTTAGAGAAAAAAACTTCGTACAGAAACAGTTAGAGCTTAGAGAAGCAGAACTTGAATTATTCAAACCAACTAAAACAGAAACAAAATAATGAGCACATTCTCCCTAAAAGGCAAAAGAGTTCTATTGAACAAGCCTCAAATCAATGACTTGGGTCTGGAGTTATCTCCCGAAACAAAAGAGCAGTTAATGCAAGAAGAAATGAAGAAGTACACAGAGCTTGAAATCTTTGCAGTCGGTGACGAAGTTACTGACTTTAAAGCCGGAGACCTTGTGTATGTATCTCCAGCTGTACTTGCCTATGCAGAAATCCTTCCTATCGATGGTGATGATCGTATCATGATCAGAGATATGGACATCTCACTTATCTGGAATTAAAGACATGGAAACCGCAATTTATTTAATTGGATTTCTACTTTTGATAGCTCTTATCATCGCAGTAGTAAGTAGCGGAGATCCAGTCCCCAGTACTACAGAAGAGGTAGCAGATAAGATTATGGACGAACTTCTAGCAAAAGAAGCACCTGAGCCTCCACCATCTGATTTATTCGTTAGAGAAGAAGACTTAGTTGAAGTAATCGAACCTACCAAAGAAGTAGAGGCTGAGTTAGTTGCTCCTGATGCAACAGATGATGTCTACGAAATGGAGATGCCTACAGAAGAGCCTACACCCGTAGTTGCTACTGAAGTTATACCTGAAGTTCTACCTGAGGTTAAAGAAGAGCCTAAGCCAGTTGCTGCTAACGTAGTACCTCACTCAGAACCTACTAAAAAGAAAAAGAAACATTACCCAAGCAAGCCTAGAAATAAAAAATCATGAGACTGTTTTATTACACCGAGAAGAAAAAAATAGAGGACGGAGAAGAAATGGAGTTTGTCCCAGAAACTGGCTATTCATTTGACATAGACTCAGTAGTTATGACCTATCCTGTAAAGGAAGGTTTAGCAGTAATCTTAAATCGTAATGCGGATAAGTTGAATCCCGTAGAGTACGAGTACAAGATTGATCCTACAACTAAGCAAAAGGTTCCCGTAAAAATCAAGAAGTTTGAAGTTACGAGTGAACCAATCACCATTGAGTTGAAAGAAGTTGCCGAGATTAAGGCATTCTTCGAAATGACCGGTGGTCCTACAGTAGTAAAGAAGTAAATGAAAAAGGGGAGTTCGCTCCCCTTTACATTTTTAATACCCTTGGCTCAACCAAATCGTCTGTAAAGACAACCTGTAGTCCTTCGATAGAAGTGATGAACACACCATCAGGAATTTCTGAGAAATCAGGAACTTTAAAAGTTTCCTTCAGAAAATCTTTATACTGGTCTTTAGTAACCAGCAGAGAATTAGGATACTCTCTATTTTTTGATTCAAGATAAAATTCATTTATCTTAAACCTAAGTGTTTGTAAATCCATAGTTTACTTTATTAAATAAAGCTTAAAGTCATTTGACTTAGGAGCTTCATTTACAAAGTAATAGATTTCTTTTTTATTATCAAAACTAATTATTTTTCTAAAGGCAGTTGGTATAGTAGCACCTGTCGGTAACTTAGCTGCGTTCTTAGCGTAAATAACATCTATTTGTACATTTACCTTTGTTGTAAGAGCCAATTGACGCTCATACGCTTCTAGTAATCTCCAAGCACCTCTGTTTAATTTCTCGTGCTGGAGGATACAATTCAAATAAGAAAACGTCTGCCACAAGGTTTCTCTTGTGCAGTTAAAGTCAGCAGCCGGGGCACAGTGTCCTTTGTCCCATACATTACCCTCGTAGTCTTTTCCGTCAGATGTAATTACACTATCGTTAGTGTAGAAGTCCATTCCCTTGCGAGGATAAGACCCTGATGGGCATTGAACTGTGTACCATACACGCTTAGGCTGTTGTAAAATTTCAGAATAGACACAAGAATAGATAGGTGTCTTAATGAATACGCTGTCTCTTTGAGCACTTACACAAGTTGCAACAAAGAGAAATAAAGATAAGATAAAGTTTTTCATACACAAATGTATGTTATAAATCCATTCTTTCCTTCTTGGCGTAATACTGGTCAAAGAAAAAACTTAAGCCAAAAGCACAGATGATAAACATAGCTGCATTAAAGAAGCATACAATGTATACCTCAGCTCCCTTTGCCCACTCTTGTAATGATAGTAGTGTCATTTTTTTGAATCTGTTATGTGTTTAACTCCCATTATAGTACCGATGATTGAGAAACAGTTAGTTAGAATTATACCAAACATATTACTCCAGGTACTCTCAATGATTTTAGAATCTAATCCTTTGCTAAGAACGTATAAGTAAAGTATAGTTGTAAATACACATACGGCAGCCACAGCTCCCAAAGCTACTTTTACTATAAGTCCTATAAGTTCAAACTGAGTCTTCTTCTGAAGGGTCTCTAAGTCATCTACCGCTACTTCTCGTAGCTTTTCTGACTCAGACAAAGCTTGCTTTAACTCAAGCATTAACTTCTCTTTCTCTGCTTGACTATCTATTAGGTCTTTGTTCTGGGATTGTACTTGTTTAGTTACCTCTAGTCGTTTCCTTCTAGTGTCTTGGTCTTTGGTTTTTGCCTCTTCTAGATATTCTTGGAACTCCTTATTAGTAGTTTTAATTACTTTAAGTAAGTTTCCCTCTAGTGCAATCTTCTTAGATTTGTACAGAGAGATTAAGTCCGACTCAATATCTTTATTAAAGGATATCACTTATAGACTTTAAAGGGAGCTGTTTTATTCTTGTAACTATCGTAATCTTTGCGGAAAGCTTCTAAGCGAGGTTCAATCTCGTCACTCTTGATGATCCAGAACTGAGCACCTACAGCCTTTGCCTTTTCAATCTCCTGCTTATCGTCAGAAGAAGAAATAATCCCTATTACAACTCCATTGCCGTACTCAAAGTTAATCTTACGTATCAGTTCAATTCCGTCAAAAGAAGAACCAATTATGTTAAGGTCAACAAATACACAGTCAGGTTTCTCCTCTTGGGGTCCTTCTTGAAACCATTTCTTAAAGAGTTTATCTGCCTCATCAGATGAAGTTAAACTCTGTAGACTTAATGTAATGTCTAATAAACTACAAGAGTCTTCAAACACTAAATGGAATAAGTCTTCATCATCAACGAGTAATATAGAGTCTATCATTTTATTTTTATTTTTAGTTTAGTTCCTGCTTCTGGTTCTGATAATTTTTCTGCAACTACAGTAAACTTATGCTCTTCCATAATTGCAGTACATATGTTTAAGCCAAGACCTGTTCCTGTCTCCTGTTGCCCTTCTTTTCTCTTGTAGGGCTGAGACCACTGAATCAAATCTTCTTGAGACATTCCTCTTCCGTTATCTTCGATGATTAAATAATCTCCTTCTGCAAAGATACGAACTAACTTAGTACCCGAATCATTGTACTTGAGTCCGTTTCTTATCAGGTTGTCTACAGCTGTGCAGAACAAAGACTCGTTAACTTCAATCTCTGGTAACTCTTCTATGACTACTTGTTTCTCGTAAGAGGTACTAGACAGGTAACTGTGGAGTATTTCTTTAAGATTGTGTAACTTAAGTTCTAGGTGTGCGTCTTGCTTAACCAAATTAGTGAACTCTTTAACTCCATTGTAAACCTTTTGGGTATGAATTAATCCCTCTTCTACCATTCTTAAGGGAGCATCTATCTTTAACTCTTTAATCTGCTCTTCAGTTAATCTTCTTTTTAAGGAAGACAACCCACGAGGAATGTAAGTGTTGATTCCAGAGTGCATGTCGTGTCTTAAGATTTTAGCTGCGTGCTCTAAGTAAGAGTTCTTCTTGGCAATTTCTGCTTCAATCTTTTTCTTCTCTGTAATTTCCGTAGCAATTAAAAGGATTTTATAAACCTCTCCATAGGGATCTTTGATAGGGTTAAAGTTCCCATAGAGCCAAACTCCATTACAGTTATACTCACCTTGTTTAAAGTAACCTATTCTTAAATGTAACCAGAACTCTCTCCACTCCTTAATAGGAGAGTCGTCTAAGTCTCTATGACTGACTACATCTCCGAAGAGTTGCTTAAACTTAGCGTTAGCTGTAAGTATCTCTCCCTCAGTATCAAACTCTACCAGTATGTTTGATGAGTTGATAGCGTGGAAGGTAGCGTCAATGCTTTGAAACTTATACCTAGCCTTACGAACAAACTCAATACAACCAAGGAAAAAGAATAGTAAGAAAGCTACAGTTAACCAAAACTCTAAGAGTTCCTTATCATAGTTAAGTGGGTTGTACTTAAGTACAACTGTAGATTGATTGTAGAGTAGGAAAAGCATAAGTATGCTTGCTACCACTACACTCACTTTGGCTCTTATACTTAACTGCATACATTATAAGATAAAACTAAAGATTGCTAGTAAAGACATACCTAAGAATCCATACTTGTACATCTTCATCTCTAAGTTCTTTCTGTCTATCACACGATTTAGTTTGGTGACCTCTGTTTTAGACACCTCTATCATCTGTTGATAATTAGGAACAATCGAATCCTTGTATAGATTGATTTGCTGACTGTCCAAATGAATAACAGTCTTAAGAACAACTACACGTTCTCTTGCTTTGATTCCCTTAAGGAATTCGTTATTCAACTCCTTTAGCGGTAAGCTGTCTAGAGATTGTGAGTAGATACTTGGTGCCGTCAATGTC